CTTCAGGAACCACGTTTTGATATTGTCGAAAACCGCCTGGAATCCGTCCTCGATATTGGAGAATATTTGATAGAAAGAGTCCGCAGTCGCGTCATGGATGTTATCCATGGTGTGCTGCCAGTAGTTTCCAAGGCCGTTTAGGTCTCGCTTTTGGGTTTCAATCGAGGACTTTACTTCCTCCGTGACTTCCTTGGCAAGAGAGGCGATCAGTTCCTTTTCTGCAATCACGCTTTCCCGAACGGAAACATATCCGGCATTGGCGGCATTCGTGACATAGCCCGTGATTTCGTCCCGCGATTCCTTGATATGGGCAACAAGGGAGGACTCCAATTCCATCTGATCGGTATAGACATCCCGGATGGATTTGAGGGCTTCCTGCATGGCATCGGTGGCGGCTTCCCCGGCATTAGCGGCAACAATCGGAATCTTCTGCATGGCCCCGGCAAGTTCATCTGTGGTCGCTACCATGGCCCCGAAGTTGTCTTTTGCCGACTGCCAGTATTTCCCAGCAGCGGCCATGTCCGCTTCGGCCTGTTGCTTCGCATAGGCGGCGGCCTCATAGTGCGCCTTACTGGTATCTCCGAAAGTCACGACCCCCATGAAACTTTGATAGGCCGCTATGCTTTTCCATATACCGGCGGACACAAGAACGGAGGCGGCCTCGATGCTTTGGAAGGCCCCGACAGCACCACCGGCGGCCCGGATGAAGGCTTGACCGAGCATAAGAGTCAGGTCTGACACGGTGGCCTTGAGGCGATCCATCTTGTCTTTCGTTGTGTCAACCGTCTCCCCGAGTTTCGATGCTTTCGCCTCCGAGGCGGCGAGGATGACGTTTAAGCGGACCTGCTGCTTTTCAGCCTCTGAGAGCGATTGAACCGTCCTATCCATGCTGACGGCGTAATCCTCGTATGCTTTCTTGAGATCAAGGACAATCCCCATTTGTGCCAGGGTCATGAGGCGGCCAGAGGCGGCGGCAACGGACATGCGGTCAAACATGGCAGAGAGGTTTTCCCCGGTAACATCAGAGAGCTTTTCGGCTACCCGCGTGAACCGGATAATCTGGTCCGGGTTCATCGCGAGGTTCATGGCCTTTGCCCCCATGTCGGCGGCCTCTTTCATGGAGATAAGTCCACGGGCGGCATCCTTCATGGAGGAGATAATTTGTTGTCCTGTTGTTCCATATTGAGAACCGAGAGCGGAAAGGGCGGCTCGTTGCTCATCAAATTGCGCCGCCTGATCCGCAAGGTTCCATGCTTTCTGTGCGGCGAAATAGGCGGCAGTTATGGCGGCGGTCATCCCGAGCCAGTTCTTCTTGATCTTGTCGATCATGGAGACCTGAACGCCGTATTGCTGTTCCTGCAGGGATTTGAGTTGGGCGTTCTTGGCCCGTTCGGCCCGGACGATATCGTTCGCCGTGACCTGTGCGGAGTTCTTGATTCGCTCGAATGAGTTTTGAGCCTTGGCGCGGAGAAGATCGAACTCGGCAGACGACTTGACTCCGAGTTTCTTGAAATTCGCCTCTATGTTTAGAGTGGTAGAGGTAGCGTCTTTCAGGAGGCTTTTTTGGGCGCGGGTATAGCGGGAGGTATCGAGGTCAAGTTCCGCGAAGATCGTTCCAACTGGAGTTCCGGCCATATCACACCCCGTTCAAGAGGATCTGCTTAGCTTCTGCCTTTGACGCATAGACGGCAGGACGAAGGAACGGCCTTTTCTTCATCTTCACCGTTCCCGTCTCAACCCATCGGGCATAAAAAACTTTCCGTGACCCTGCATAGATGCGGATGTTCCGGCGGTCATCCCCGAACCTACGGACGACACGGATGGAATCACGGAGCGCACCAGCATCCCGACCGGACCACTTGCCTTTCCCCTTGGGAATATCAATCCCGACTGGGCATTTCTGCCGGGCCTTTTCAGCGATGACGTTTCCGACAGCGACAAGGCGGTCCATGGCCGCCCCCATAATTTCAGGGTCCGCCTTTGCCGGGTTCCAGTTCGCTACCCTCATCCTTCCCTCTTCTTCCGCTCTTCCGCTTGAAGCACATGCCAGGTTCGCCGGACCTTCTCCCACGTTCCCTTCTGGTCTTTGATTCCGTACAGGTCCATGAGCCCCTTCACCGATGAAAAGTTGAGGTCTATCACCCCGAACCCCCCGGCGATAACTTGACCGGAAGCCTGATGGTAAATGCTCGCCGCTTCCCGGTTCTCATCCAGGAGATGGACCCTGCAAGTATCGCAGGGCGGTTCCTCGGGTGGATTCCGCCCCTCGTACACCTTTTGGCACCCTGGACAGGTGGGTAGATATTCCTTGTGCCACCTTATCCACTCTAAAAATTTTCAGATACTTCCTCTTCTCGCTCAATGCCATAACTTCCGAGGCGCTGCTGGCAGTCCACGAAAAAGCGATCAAACCAATCGAACCCCATCAGCTTGATCTTGTTTCCCCTGGAACATTCGATGGGTTCACGGGTTGCTTTATCCTTAAACCCATCGAGTTCCATGATTGCGTAATCAAAGACATCCTCGCGTTCCTTCTTCTTCTCTTCGGGGGTCAGTTCCTTGGGGTAGGAATGCTTCTCGTATGCCTTTGTCTTCGGGTTCACCTTCCACTCGTCCACCATTTCCCTCGTCGCGGCACGCTCCTCAAAAAACGGTTTCCAACTGCGGAGCTTAACCCGCATTCCCTCAATGGGATCTCCCCAGATAGTCTCTCCGGTATTTAAGTCCACCGTAGACATCCTAAAGGGGAACCATTCGCCTCTCGGCGCTGCATCAAGATCGATAATCATAAATTCTCTCCTTTTTTATGCTGTTACGTTCCTGCCCTTTCCAGATACGCACCGGAAACCTGAGCCTCGAAAGCCACCTTGCCAATGCCGCTCCTGGGCATGGTGGTGGGTTCGTAGCCCTTCGTGACGAAGATCTCCCCGCCGGAAGCCACGCGCCAGAAAGCCGTTGCGGTTTCGTAAAGGTAAAGGTTCGTGATCCCCAGGCCGGATTTCGCCACCGTCGCGAGGGCCGCCTGCCCGGTCGTATCTGCGGGGTCGTAGTTGCCGCTGAACGAGATCGTTCCGGCATCTCCGAGTTGCAGGGCCACATATTCAGCCGCCCCTGTATCCCCAAATGCCGCATCCTTCTTGACGAGTTCCATACTGAAACCCGCTGCCGACCATTCCGTGATTTCGGCAAGAACTACACTGCCATACATCACTTTTCCTGCTTTTCCACTAAGCCGAGCCATTTTTCAATTACCTCCTGTTTTGTAGTTGCCGTCTATTCGGGGCAAACAAAAAGGGCAGCAGTAGGTGAGTAGGCACCTACTTGCCGCCCTTAATGTTTCTTTTCGTCCCCCCGGGAGTGGCCGCCCCCGGAGAAAGCCCCGATTGTTAGTTATCTGATGTCCTTATCCTCCACAAAGCCGATGGCGGTCGTATCCACCCGCCCCACCTTGTTATACTTCTCCCAAAGCCACTTGAATCTTGCGCAATATGTCGAATCCGGTTGCCAAGTAAACGGCCTCAGACAGTAATGCTCGGCATAAGCGTCAATGACCCACGCCGTCCCGCCCGTTTCCGCCGCCTGTAAAACACAGAGCGTCCCGTAAAGATCGAACCCTTCAAGTTCCTCATCGAACCTGAACCCCGATTTCATATTGACGATGATGCAGCACTCATCAAAGCAACAGGCCTTGATGGGGAATTTGTGGATGTCCGAGGTGTCAAAGTAGTTGGGAATCCTCATGTCCCGGAACACCCCGGCGATCTTCCCTTCCATGTCCTTTCCGATGATCCCGGCGACGACCCAATTGTCGGGGAGCTTTTCAATCTGCGCCCTTACTTTAGGCATCCAATCGGCCTGATAGTGCATATCCTGATGACTCAAGACGGCGATATCGGCGCCCTCTGCTTCGATGATGTCCAGAAGCACGTTCAGCCCCTTTGTGGCACTCTCCGGTTCCTTGATAAAGTGGGCCTCTCCGGTGATTTGTGACTGCTTGAACACTTGCCCGAACCGCACCCAATCGTTAATGAGAACGCCGAAGGAGATCTTCGGCCCTTCCCATCTGCCGGGTTCGTAATAATTGAACAGGGCGTACAGGTCGGGGCGGTATGCCGTCTGCTCCCCGGCTTCCTTCCGGCGAACCGCCAGCCGGCCATCACCGCAATGCCCCATGGCATCGTACAGGTACTCTCGGAATATGGATCCCTTTACGAAGGATTGCTGATTGCTGATCGACCCTACCACCACATTGTCGGGATGGGCCATGAGGGTATTCGTGGGGTACTTCCGGTCCGGTATCACATTCGTCGGCGTGTTCGTTCCCCGCTTCATGGAGATAATTACAATGTCATCATCCATCTTCTTGATCTCATCGAACACCCCCGGCTCATACATATCATCGTCATCGACGGCGACGTAGTAGTCCTCATCGACAATCGGTTCATTCTCGATGAACCAGTTCCGCTTGACGTTCTGGACTTCCATCGTCCCGAAGTTCCGGGTCTTGCTCATCGGGATCACGCACGGAAATACCCACGGTTCTTGAAACTCAATCGGCTCATCCTCAAACATGATCGGATGCAGGATCACATTCATGGGCCGGTAGGCATCCAGAAGGATGTCTTTGTTCTGCTCTCGCATAAAGGGTACGACCAGGTGGACCTGCCTCATCCCTTCCTCCCCTTCTTCTCCTCGTTATGGATAATCCCGATCCCCTGCGTGGGCTTACCGGTCCACTTCAGACATTCCTTGACTGTGCTGTCCGGGTTGGCTTCTTTGAGAGACTTCCAGAAGGCCACCACATCCGGGCATATCGGCCCTTGAATGTCGTGGAGCATACAGATCTTTGCCGTCTTGCCGACGTTCTCCCAATCCTTCTTGACCCCTGCCGCCGTATGATCCCCATCCAGCATCACGAGGTCGAAACTGCGCCCGGCCAACTTGTCGCTGGTCATGGACTTGAAGGAAACGAATATCTCCCGGTCAATGATGTCCTTGATCTCCGGGTTCAAATAGCTCGAGGGATCCACCCCCAGGCATTGAATCGAGGGATTGAACCTGCGGAGATATTCGGAACAGAACAGGAAGTTCCCGCCCTGAAAAACACCGACTTCCAGAAACGAGTTGACCTTGAAGGTGCTTACGTAAACCAGCGCTTCCGCAATCTGTGCCGGGGTCTGATAGATACCGGCCTGATCGACTGCCGGATTCTTGAACAACTCATCATCCCCGAACGTGCCGTCACCCCATTGAACCAGCCCGAAGGCCCGGACGAGGTTCGCCACGACTTCAGCGTCCCGGAGGACATCAAGATCAAGGCGGCGGATGAGGCTCGTAACTGCTATGATGTTCTTGTTTTTCATTCTCTCCCCTTTCTATGCCGCTTCAATGATTAACGAGTAGTCAGCCGCCCAATGCTTCACGGTCTGAATGCCGGCTGTCGTGGTAATCTCCTCAACCATCGTGACAAGGTTCGTTTCGTACATCCAGACCAAGACATCCGTGACCGTCCCTGTCGGTGGAATCGTCAAGGACTGATCGTCAAGAAGGCTGTGGAGGTCGTTATACATAGTCGTGATTTCTGTCGCCCCCGACGAAGATGAAAAGAGGGAAAACTGAATCAGGACATCACGGCCTTTCTTGTTGAACACATCGTCTGGCACCCCGGACACGATGGAGTAAACACAATATGGAAACTCGCAGCCGCTCGGCGCCTCATCCAGGTAAATCCGTCCGCCGACATCGGTGGAGAAGGCCGAACCGGAGAACTTTGAGTAGATGGATGTCAGGAGGTTTTTCAACTCGCCTCCTTCGCCGTGACATCAAGCCACCTTCTCCCGGGTCCTTCGTCCTTTTCCATCGGGGGTCCGATAATATTCATGTACCGATTCCCGTCTTTAATCCGCCAGGAACTCCTTACATCCTTCCGGTATCTGATCCGGTAATTATGGAGGGCCGTCCCGCTTACCGCCATGGCCTGCATCGCCTCATCGCTCCGGTGGGTGGTCTTCTTGGCCCATACGGTGGCCTTATCGTCCCAGGTGACCGTGAATCCGCCCATTCCGTCAGGAACCCTTGTCGGGGCCTGGAAGGTGATCCTCTTGTCAAGATCTTCTGGACCTGTCGGTTTAAATGCCATTAGAATTCATCCCACAAACGATATGATGCCAGTAAGTTATCGATAACCGTCTTCAACTGTTCATGCCTTGCCCCGTGGAAATAACTATCCTCTGAGGCGAATTTACAGGCCCGCTTTATATTCTTAGGCAGACCCGCCGCCGTGGTCCACCCGCAGACGTAACGGATCTTGATGGGGTTCGAGGGATAGAGTGACCCGGAAGGCCAGGATTCACCGTAGGGAAGAACGATTCTTCCGATTCCCTCCCCGTTTGTTTCGACAAGATAGTCCGTTCCGGCGGTCAGGGTCGTTTCCGTCCCATCCGTATCCTTCCAGGAAACACTTGTCACCGATTGAAGGTTGCCGAAGGGAAGCTTGATATAATCCTTTCCGGGCCATGAATCGGGGTAATAATCCCATGTTGCCGTTAAAAGCTGCCGGCGGGTGATGTCTTCGGCGCTCTCCCTGGCCGCCTGGATGATGGCCGTCAGGAGGTCGTCTTCCGCAAATGTCGCATCATTCACCAGGATCGACGTTCCAAACTCACAGGCGGCCAGGAGGACTTTCGAGGCCGTCCTGATATATTGCTTCGTCCCGGTGTACTGAATCTTATAGTCGGCATTATCGGGCTCGGTCGCCCCTGCTCCGTCCGTGGTGATCTGCGTAAAGGCTCCCCCTGTCCAGGCGGTGAAGGTCACGTTGTCGTCTGATTCCTCGATCCGGGTGTCATTCGTCCCGGTGGCCCCGTTCGTGCCGGCGGACAGGATGACAATGGCCTCCTTCCCGAGAACGTCTACCCCCGTTCCTACATGGGTCGTATAATTGGCTGCAATGGCATGAGAGGCAAAGGCAAGGGATTGCGTCAGGGTCAGGTTATCGTCAAGCGTCCCGGAGTCGAGACGAAGATGGGCCTTTAATTCTGCGAGAGTGATCGGTTCGATTGTCGGGGCCGTGTAGAGCTGGACGTTCACTTCTTCTTTCTCCCCTTCTTCCGCTTCTGCCGTTTCAGCCTCTTGGCCTCCTGCATCTGTCGCAGGGTTCCCGTCTTCGCCACTTACACGGTCCCCTTCACATAGAAGGTCCGGTCCGCCGTCTGGTTCGCGCCGGTGTAAATCCTGAAATACCGGATACCCCCGAGGCACGGAACATGAATCATGAATCCGCCCGTTCCTGCCGTCGTCGCCCACAGTGCCGTTGAATCATCCGCCGGTTTCTTGTGGTGCAGGGCCACCGGCACCGTATCAATTTCCCCATCCATCTGAACCAACAGGCTGACCGCCGCGCTGTCAATGGTCGGTACGACAATCATAACGCCGGACGCCTCGAATCCGAGGTCAACGAGGGCGGATGTCCTGTCGATGTCCTCACCCGAATATTGAGCGGTCAGGTCAATATCCATCAAAACCGATTGCCATCCAATCCCTGTTATTCCGGCCATTTCGTCATCCTCCGATTACGAACTTTTCATAGAGGGAAAAGTGCTGATCCGTCAGCTTTTTATCCTTGTCCAGTTTCTTCAGCGTCCCCACAATGACATCGGTCGCCTTTTCGCCGATAGGGATGTCTCTCGGAACATCGCCCTCCGCTTTCCAGTGAACCGTCCCCAGGGGAACCTCTTTTTCCTGCCCAGCAGCATCCATGTACACTTCCCCGGCCTGTTTGAATTGAAGTACCTTATGCTCCTCCTCCGTGAAGGATAGGTCTTCTCGCAACTTCCTGACAATCTTCAGTGTCGTGAAATCCCCTTCCTTCGGCAAAACGTTCAACAGGATCAATCGTTCGAATACTCCTAATTCCATGCTCTTTCTCTCCTCTCTTGTGCTTATTTGATCTTTTTGCCCTTCTTATCTTTGACCGTTTTGATTTCGCGCCGTCCGTAAGGGGTCTTGATTGTTACCTTCCCCTGCGTTCCGGCAATGAGTTTCCCGAGAAAGGAATCCTCATCAACGGTCGCTTCGCTCTTGGAAATCGTTAATGCGTTCTTCATTTTATCCCCCAGGGGAAGGGAGGGCCGAAACCCTCCCCTTTGGTTAATTAAGACACATATTTTCCGGTAAGACGCGCCGCGACACCGCCAATGGTGACATCAACATACACATCCGCACCGCCACCGTTCGCCCCGCCGGTCGTGGCCGCCGGGATCTCAAACAGGGACGTAATGGTTCCGCCGAAACTGATACCCGTGGTCATGGTCCCGGTAGAGGAAATGAGGATACCGTTGTCGCAGGAAACAGTTGCGTCGATCCAGAGTCCGCTGTGGGTTCCGGTTACGGTTCCCGCACCATCAAGGGTAATAAGGGCACCCGAAACGGTTCCGGTGGCCGTCATTGCCGTATCGACAGTGGCCTTGAAGGACCCGCCGCAGATATTCCCGGCATTGGTTCCGCCAGCAACCGCCGTAGCATCTGCCTTAACCGCCACATGCCCCTGAACACCGTAGGCATCGAAACAGTTGGCGTAAACGAGGGTGCTGATGAGGATACCCTGAAGTTTGGTATGGGGCTGATCGGTAAGAGCCGTGTTCCGCATCCCGACAAACAGGGCCATACAACTGGTGTCGTCGGCGGTCTTTTCAGTCGCCGTCGAACCGTTGATAGATGCAAGAATGTTATCGGTCAGGGCGGTATCGGCAATCGGGGTTCCGTAGGCACCAACCGTAAGGGCCGAAGCCGTATAAGTCGAACCCCAATTTGAAATGATTACCCTTCCATTGGCCGTAAGGTTTCCGGTAATGCTTGTTGCCGGAGTGATCGCGATGGCGGGTGAGCCGGTGGTGGTTGTGAAAACAATAAGGTCTGCCGCAGAATCCTTGATGCTGAGTGCGTCGGCCACATTGGTTTTGAGAATCAGGTCGTAGGTTCCGGTTACAGCCGTCGAGAGGTCGATGTCTCCACCGACCATAACAAGGTCAGTCCCGACATAGAGTTTTTTGGCGATACTTACACCGCCATCGAAAACCCCCGAAGCTGTTCCGATTGCGGAGGCCTCCGTTGTCCCGTGGTGGATAAATCCGGTGGACGTACCGACAAGGATCAGATCGTCTTCGCTTTCGTCCCAGTGGAAATAGTTGGCTGCCGTCGCGCCGTAAAAGATGACATCATGGCCGGTGTCGCTCTTGCCGACGGTAAGCGTGCCTTTCAGGGTTACATTGATTGCGTAGGTGTCATCGCCGATGGTGAGGTTTTCGGCAGATCCGGTCGCCACCATTGCCAGAGCCGCCCCGTCCGTGAAGGTAATGGCGATATCGCCACCGTCAGCGTCTCCGAATTCAAGAGATTGACCGTCGCCGAGCTTCAAGTCCTCGACATCAAGGGTCAGGTCGCCGGTAATCGTGACATCGATCCCGGCCATTGTCAGGGTCCCGAGTCCTGCATCCAGAACGAACGACTTTGAACCGGATGCGTACCATCCGAAATCAATGTCCTGTGAAGTCCCGCCGATGGTTACGGCGGTCGTTCCGATCGTCAGGACATCACCCGTGACGCTTCTACCCACGGCAGCCTCGTAAAATACGAGGTTCCCTGAGGACCAGCCTGAGTTTATGTTTGCTACTGGCATCTCATGTACCTCCGTCCGTACCTTGCGGTTTTAAGGGAGCGGTTCCCCCTAATGATGGTCGGAGCCGAAGCCCCGACCTCGTAAATTAGTCGTAAATCGCCGTTTCCGCGATTTCAGCCATGTAGCGGGGTTCGCTGAGGACTGCCCATGCCGCAAGGTCCGTGGTGTTGAGGTCCGCCACGTTCAGCTCAACACAGTCATACCCGTCGCCGAGATCCTCCGCGCTGATCGGGATCATGTAGAGCTTGTAACCGTAGGCGGAGCAGTTGAAGGTATTGGAAGTTACCGCGACGGGAACCATGATGTCCTCGTTGATCTGAATGCCGTCCGCCACAACGGTTTTCCCACCGGAGAGGGTGACGGTCTCACCGTCGACAAAGGTATCATTGTCGAAAGCGTAACAGATCAGTTCCGTTCCAGTGTCTTTGTAAAGGGTCGCGGCGGCGCCACCGTTTCCGGCGACCGTTTCACCAGCCGCGCCGGGCGTATCGGTCGAGGGGGTGGTGTATTTCAACTTGAAGCCCGTTTCGAGGCGTTTGGTGAAGGCCAGCGTCGTTGCGGCGGTCGAAACGCTTGCTCCCTTATGCAGCGTAATTGCCCCGGCCTGTCCGACCGTTGCGCCGAGCATGACGTAAATATCGGCCTGCCGATAGTTTTTCATGCTGAAAATGTCCGACACGAGCGCCCCGTCCTGTTGGGTAGCCCAAAGCAGCGGGATAACAACGTGATCTTTTCCGTATGCTTGCATTGCTCTTACCTCCTTATCGTATGCCGGGGCCGAAACCCCGGCTGTTTATCGTTTAGGACCTCGTTGCCAGGGCGATGAACGGGGAAACCGTCTTCGATCCCTTAAAGGGAGTGATTGCCGAAGACCACCGGGGCTGCCCGTCGAAGTAGTAGATGAACCGGAAGGTGTTCTGGTCGTAGATGAACTCGACGTGAATACTCATCGCTTCTTCGATGTTGCCCTGATCGGCGGACACATACTGGCTCCAGTCGGCCAGGATGATATCTCCCACAGTCCCGAGGGTTTCGCACTGCTCGATGGGGATGACCGGAGCGCCCTTGATTCGAAGGATTCCTTGCGCATCATAGGTCACGAAACGGGGCTCAAGGGCTGCGGTCCCGGCGACAATCGACAATTTGTCAAGCTGCGGTCCGCAGTCGCGGTTGATGAACCAGACAGGGTTCCGACCGCTGAAACGCGCCCACATATTGGACAGGTTGTCGGTCAAGATGGTCGTTGCCGCCTGGGAGTTTTCTTTGGGAACCGTCACGAGACACCCGGCGTTAAGAACTCCGAGGGCTTCTCCGGCACCTGACCCGCGAATGGCGAGATCCTGGCATTTGAAGGCGAATTCCTCACCAAAGAGACCGCGCACTTCCTGACCAAGGAACGTGACGTTCCGCATCCATTCGCCGGAAGCATAGAAAAGACCCGTGAGTTTCTTGGGCTCCACCCGGATCATCTTGAACTGCGTCTTGGAGGCCGTGAAGGAACCGAGTTCCTTGTTGGTATAGACGCGGATTCCACCACCCCGGGACCCGGTTTTCCTGGAGGTCTCATCGATCCCAAAAATTTCGACAAACTGAGTCGCCGTCAGGGTCCGTTTCGCTGTCTTGGGGAGAATTTCGGAATTATTGAACCCGTTGGTCATCAGGTCAACGACCGTTTCGCCCTGGAGGAAAAAGCCGCCGTCCGTGGGAACGCCGACGGTGAATCCACCCGTGGCCGCAGCCCGGTTTTCCTTCTCGGCAAGCGCGGTCAGTTTTGCGATATACCGCTTCTGCGATTGCTCAAGGCGACTCTGCGCCCCTCTCACCTCTACCTGGGTGAAGGCGTCGGGCTTGGAGATGGTCCGAATGTCCAAAAGCTGCTGCCCGAGGGCGGTTGCGTTCGAGCCGCGATAGATCGGAGCATCGGGAACGGTGATCGTCGCGCCGTCGAGGATGGTCAGGGCTCCGCTTCCCGATCCGTATAGGGAGGACCGGAGTTCTTCTTCGGCCTTGAAATCATCCCATTCCCGCTTGATGGTTTCGATCTCCGCTTTCAGGGTTGCCCGCTCGTCAAGCTCTTCCGGGGTCAGGGCCCTCTTTTCTGATTCCGCTTTCTTGCGGATTGCCTCCAGTTTCTTGAAGGCGGCGTCCATTCTTTTCTGATACTCGTTCATTGCCGTGTACCTCCTTAAAATCCCATGATTTTTCTATAAATATCGTCCTCTTCATTAAGGAGGACCGTCAAAGGCGTTTCCTCCTCGCCACCCACGCCGCCCGCAAGGGGGGCTGTTTTTCTGTGTTCCTCCATCTTTCGAAGCGCAACGGATGTATCGTTATAGGCGGCAAAGGCCACATAACTGACATCGTAGATTTGATCGAATTCGATAATGTGCCTTATGGCGGGCTCTTTGACGTTTTTGGGGTATGTCCACTCATCCCTTGCGACAGTAAACCCGAAGGACATCTCCCGGATGTCCCCCCGCTCGATGGATTCGATCAGCGCGTCAACAAAGGGGTTCCTTTTCGGGGGATCGATTTCAATTCCCACTCCCTCGTCAGACTCTTTGGCCCGGAGCGTTTTGGCTGATTGACGACCCAGGGGAAGAAGGCTGTCGCTATTGTGACCATAGAGACCCCGGATATCCGATTTTTTCAGGGCCTTCGTCGCCGCGCCTGCGTCGATATATTCATAAAACCCCATGTCTTCGGATCTCTTTCCGTAAACAATGGGCATTCCGGCCAGCTTCACGCCCTCCCCGTCCTTTCGGATCTCAATGGGAAAGCTACGAACTTCTTTTTCCATGACGGCCCCCTTTGCCGCGTTTCGGCTTTTCTTCTTTTTCGTCCTTCCGTGTTTCGTATTTCAGCGGGACCGCCTTTTCGTATTTAGGTTTCATTCGCCGGTCCCTTCGGTAAAACGTCAGCCCCCAAGTCTCCGAGCCCGATCATGTTCTTCTCGACAATGTATTCCTGGCCCAGGCCGTCAGGGATGGGGTTCAAGTTTTCCTTTTCCCGCCATTCGTCGGCATTAATGACCCCGTTCCGCTTTGCCAGGGCATTGGCCTGATAGCGAGTCAGGATATCCCCCCGCAGGAGACCCTCAAGGTTATGCTCAAAGAAAAGGGTTCCGTATTCCGATCTGTCCAAGAGGGCCATGTTGTAGGATTGCTCAAGTCTTACCAGCCATGCCCGGAGGGTCTTTGTCGCGTAATCGATGGCGAACTGCTCGGCGGAGTTAAACCCGACAGCCCTGTCGAATTCCCCATACATATGGGGATGAAGGCGATAGATCCGGGTCCCGATGTCCACGTTTTGGAATTTTCGTGTTTCAAGGAACTGAGCTTCGTCATTCGGGATACCGAGTTTTTCAACTTTCGTTGCTTCCTCGATGAGCATCGCACGGTGTCGCTTCCCGAGACCGGCATAAAGGTCATTGATGGCCGCCCTTAATGCGCCAGGGTCTTTCAGTTGGCCGGCATGGGAAATAACGATTGACGGGTGAATTCCGTTCCCGAAATATTCCCCACCGAAAGACTCAAGGGACATCCCCATTCCGATTGCTTCCCGTGCCGCCGCAATGGGAGAATATCCGATAAGCCCGTTAAAACTCAGTCCAGGGGTATGAAGAACTTGCTCTTTCGAAAGGGTTTCGGGGGGTCTTCCGCTGTCCATCGTCACCTGATAGACGATTTGCTTTTTTTGATTTCTCTTGACGGTGACGCGGTTAGGGGTGATGGGCCAGAGGGCTTCGAGTTTTCTCAGCGATCCCCGGAGTTCTTTTTCCGCATACGCATTACCCCAGGCGAGAAGGTGCGCGGCGTAGGCTTCCCGGAAGGACATTGCGGTCATTTCCGGGTTGGGCCTATCATGCATCAGGTAATAACGATCATCAGCCCACGCCTTGTCCTTTCCGCCGCCCTTACGACGTTGGAAAAGGTGCAGGGGTAGGCTCGCGGAGTCCTCGGAGAGAACCTTGATACAGCACCAGACCACGGCAAGCTGCATTGCATTGAATTCAGAGACGGAAGCCCCCGACCTTGTCTTCTGCCCCGCGCCGCCGTAAAAAAATCCGCCCGGCATATACGAGGCGTCATCAAGAGGACCGAGGGCCATTCGTTTTTCGATTGCCGAGAAGAATCCCATCACTTAGGCCGCCGCATTTTTAAGAAAACACCGAGAATCCATATGAACATCCCGAATCCTGCGAGTATTCCCCCGATGACCGTATAGGCCAGTTCGGGAGATTTGAGCCACAGGCCATAGCCCATAAGGGCAAGGCCGATGAAAAACAAAAAATCCCGAACGTCAAAACGCATAAGCGCCGACCTTTCGGGATCTGAGTTTTCCTATCAGGAAGTTTCTCACCGCATTCCGTTCACTCAACGTTGAACTTACGGTGAGATTGTGGCATGATTAAAGATTTATGTCTTTACACTGGTTTCCTCTGGTTTCCGCTGTTTTCCGCCTTTTTTATTCGTCTTCGACGGGACGGCCCATTTTTACGAGGGATGACCGATGGACCCGGATCACGTTCCGGGCAATCTTGACGGCGGTGATTTTCCCGTCATAGATCCAGTTTCGGACAGTCCTCACCGTGACGGAGTAATATCTCGCCACTTCATCAGGCCTCAGCAGTTCCCTTTTTGGCAGTTCTGTCAATTGTTCCCCCCTGTTTTTTGTTACTTCAAAACAGCCTTGCACTCCATGCACACCAGAACCGGCTGCTGTGCC